TCGTCCAGTAATATTCATTCGGTTTAATCCTGATGATTATACTGATGAAAAAGGCCAAAGTGTTCCTTCGTGTTGGGCACAAAATGGAAATGGAATAATGGCGGTGAAGAAATCAAAGAAGAAAGAATGGGACTCGCGTTTGGAGAGGTTGCGCGAACAAGTGGAATACTGGACAAACCCAGAAAACGCAACAGAGAAGACAGTTGAAATTATAGAGTTGTTTTATGATTGTGATTGTGACTGAATGTAACGAACGAATGTCAACGAATAAATGTATAATACTTATTTTTATTTATATTTTCATAAAAAAATAAGTATTGTAAAAACGTGTCGAAAAAATGCAATTAATTCGAGTAAGCCAACCCCCCCATCCCGGACATAACCCTAAGAACGTTGTAGTTCACGGCATACACGCGAACCTTGGCAGTGTTAGTTCCCTCAACGGTGGCGTTGGAAAGAACAAGCTGAAGGGTAGCGTTATCAATACGAGAGAAGTTGCACGAGCCGGAAGGCTGGTGTTCCTCGGGTCTCAGTGCGAAGGAATACAGGTTGATACCGGTATCGGGCGCACGAGTGTGGTGCTGCCAAGGCTGAACGAGGTCGAAGTAGGTACCCTCGCGCTCAGAGAAGCGGTCCTGGCCGTTAAGCTGGAGCTTGGCAGTGACGACTGGGTTCTCACCCCAGCAGTGCATGTCGAGAGAAGTCTCGGTGAGGACAAAGGTGCCGGCATCAGAGACACCGGAGTTCTGTCCAGAACCAAAGGCAGAGTAGTTGGCGGTGGAGGGCTGGTCAGTGCCGAGCTGCCACCAAGAGGTCTGGGTGGTGTAAACATCGGCGGCACCAGCGTCGTTGAAGAGACCGGAGGCGTTGATGTAAGAGCTGGTGGAGGCGACAACAGAGTCGTGGGAGCCGAAGGCCATAATGGCGTTGGGGAGGGCATCCACGGCATCGGTGTAGTTGAAAGGCTGGGCGCCGAGGAGACGGTTGAGGACAGTGCCCTTCTCGAGGGAAGAGCAGTAGTCAACGTTCTTGTCGGGCTGGACGACCCAGATGAGCTCCTTAACGGGGTGGTTAAAGTTGAGCTTGATCTTGTTGGAAGAAGAACCGACGGACTCATCACCGGTGAACTGAAGCTGCTCGATGAGGTACTCGTGGGGGTTCTGGGCCATACGTCTGCGCTCATCGGTATCCAAGAAGACGTAGTCAACGTAGAGAGAAGCGGCGACGAGGGACTGGTTGTAAGCGGAAGTCACCTTGGCGGCGCTGGATTCGTTCAGGCTGGACATAGCCCACAAGCACTCCTCAATGGGGCGGATATCAAGGTTAATCTTGACCTCGTGGTACTGAAGAGCGATGAGGGGGAGGGCCAGACCGGGGTTGCGGCAGAACCAGAACTGGAGGGGGACATAGAGGGTGGTCTCGGGGAGAGCATTGCGGGGAGCGCAAACCTGGCGAGGAGCGTTGGCATCGCAAGGGCCATCAATGTCGTTAAAGGAGGGGTCGGTGACGAAGGTCAACTGGGTGGTGTTGCCGATCATCTTGAAGTAGCCGCGCTGCTGCTCGGTGGACATAGTGAGCTGGTTCCAGATGTGCATCCAGTCACCGTATTGGCGGTCAATGCGCTGGCCACCGATCTCAACCTCAACCTGAGAGATGAGCTGCTCACCGGGGAAATCAAGCCAACGGGCGTAGACGTTGCCAGCGGAAGTGTTCTTGAGAGACTGGCTAATCTCAGGGAGAGTCACCTGAAGGTAGGTGCGGTACGCCAAATCACCGTTACGGGAGATGGTGCAGGTCACACGGCGACCGAAGTCAGCCTGGCCGTTGAAAGTCTGCTCGATAGACTCCATGGCGAAGTTGGTGTGACGCTTGTAGGAAACCTTCCAGAAAGTGATCTGGGGGTTACCAGTCAGGTAAACGTCTTGGGCGCCATAGGCGACAAGTTGCATAAGTCCTCCACCCATTGTAAAAAGCTTGTTATACTATTCAAAAAGAAAAAAAAAATCGCGAAATTGACATATTATACGAATAAAACAATGAAATAGAAATTAAACAAAATTTGCTAAACCTTCTTATACTATTCAATAAACGGCAGTGGCGGTGGCGACGGTGGCGACAGTAGATCGATGTCATTATTCAAGTATAAGCCTCCTAAAAAGATTATGCTTGATGAGCGCAGTATAACTACGCTAGACAGCAAGCATAAAGAATTACAGTCGGAGTTTCAATATATACAAGATACAATTATTCCGGGTCTCATTGCGGAGAAAAACTCCCTAAAGGAACGATTGCAATTCATACGGGGGGGGTGTCCGCCGGGGGTTCCGCCCAAAGACGGCGGGATACTGTTCGGCGAGAGCCGAACGATGCGAGCTGAGCGTCGCAACTACGTTCAATCGACAGGGGGGTATCCGCCCAAAGACGGCGGCGGGAATGGGGGTGGTGCGGCTGGGAGCAATGATATGGATTGTAGCACCGATGATTCATCCCACTCCAACGACGATTCTAGCGGCGAAGCGCGAGGCGGTGTAGTCGCGGAAGGGACCGGAGGGACCGGAGCGACGAAGCCGCCGAGCATAGATGAATGCCTTGAAATCCGTGACCGGATTAAAGAAATCAATGCGACCATCAAAAAGCACCAACAAGACTATAAAAACTACTACCTCCACAACAGCGAGTATATCTTTGAATATTTTGAGACCAAAAAAACCATAACCAGTGGTGGTTCAATGAAAACGAAATCCCTAAATGCGTTCTTCAATCTCCCGGAAGCGAAGAAAACGGAGGAACTTTTCAAAAACCAGCATAATAATGTAGAAAAGTATCTGGCGAGTATTGACCAGACCTATATGGATGTTTCTAAATATGTATACCCTACGGATATTTGCCAATTCTGCCACCAAGGCGAAATGATACCGGTGGAAAGCGAAGGTATTATGGTTTGTAATCAGTGCGCGAAGCAGGTAGTATTCCTGATTGACAATGAGAAACCGTCTTATAAGGAACCGCCTAAAGAGGCGTGTTTTTACGCGTATAAGCGCATCAACCATTTCCGTGAAATCCTCGCACAGTTCCAGGCGAAAGAGACCACGTGTATTCCCGATAATGTGCTAGAAAGCATCAAACAGCAAATCAAGAAGGAGCGGATTGAAATTACCCAATTCACCGATAAGAAGGCGAAAGAAATTATGAAGAAACTAGGATTTAATAAATATTACGAGCACATTCCATTTATTAAAGATAAGTTGGGGATTAAGCCTCCGGTGATGACACCTGACCTTGAAGACCGATTGTGTAATCTGTTTATGGAGATACAAGCCCCTTATGCGAAATTCTGCCCCGACGACCGGGTGAATTTCTTGAATTATTATTATACGGTGTATAAGTTGTGCGAGTTACTGGGTCGGCGCGAATTCCTGCCATTCTTTCCGATGTTGAAAGACCGAGAGAAACGGATAGAGCAAGACCAGATATGGAAACAGATATGTATTGAATTGGATTGGGAGTTTATTGCGACGCCGTAAGGGGTTTTACACTTTTTATTACATATGCTGCATGTTGATATTGTTCATGACCTGTTTTTTTAATGTTTGTATAATACATTTTGGGTATTACCTCAAGTTCCTTATTTTTATTTCTTTTAAAAATCATAAATTGATACTTATAATCTGGTGATAAACCACGTATATAAAATTCTTTATTAAATGTTATAGGTATTCCATTATAATCATTACCACCATACACATAACAAAACGTATAATCGTTATCAGTTAATTGTAATTTTACTATTTTATTCGGTTGTATAGACTGGTCTTCTTCTACATTTAAAACACGGCATTTTACTGTTATATCGTCGTTAACATTTTCAAAACCTCTTGGATGCGCATTATCTTTTAAAACAACACTTACCAAATCGTCTTTTTTAACATTTTCTAGTGGGTCACCTGCCCCCCCCCTCATCACCTTCCGTGATTTCACATTTCTCCGTTTCAAAGAACGTCGTTTTTGACGTTTGGAATTTCGGCGACGCTGAATTGTTCGTTTGGAAACCATTGATGCGTTTCAATAATTATATATTACCCGTATAAAATTATTTATTTTGTATAAATTATTTATTATGTATAAAATAACAGACGTATGTGTGCTCTCGCACCCGTCCTACGTCCGCCTCGCCTTCTTCCGATGATTGCGCACCCCTCCTACTCCACCACTTGCGAGACTATGCGATTTATAGTAGACTTGCGCGTTGTCCGTATACAAACCAAACATTGAATAAGGGTGGCGCGGAAGCACAGTGAGTGTAACGGTGGTGAAGTGGTAACTCCCCGTATTTCGAATGGTGAGGGTATAAACACCTGGGGTTGTCGCACGAGATGTCGCTATAATACCGGATACAACGTTTATTGCGATACCCCCATATGAAGCAGGAACACCGTCCGCCAAGCGATATAACGCATACGCCCGACTACCGCCAGTAATGAGTCCGGGCGCGGCCGTTTGCGCGTCACCAGATACGACGCTTGTCGCAAATGAACGCACCATCGCAGGCGGCGTCCCCGCGACCACTGTGCGCGCATAAGGCGTATAACCCATCGCGTAGATTTCATAAGGTGTGTTGGCACCGGCGTAGACCCATTTCGCGCCGATAGGTGCTGCGGCGGAGGCGGGGGTGCCCGTGAGTGTAGTATTTGCGGTGGTATTGGCCCAACCCGTTGTTGCCGCATTGTTTGTCAAATAAACCGTGCCATCCACCACACCAATATTTCCGGTAAGGTTGCTGTATCCAGGTATAATATATCCATATTGAGGATGGTTCGTCGTCCCCGTAACATAACAATTTGACACTATTTTATCCGTATTATTTCCTTGTAGATTTCCGAGGATACCTCCCGCATTATATGGAATCACGCCGACCGAATAACAATTCGTGATAGATGCCCACCCGCATTCACTTCCGATGATGCCACCACCCCAGTCTCCAATCGCGCCTCGGCTATAACAGTCGCTGATATAGTGATTTCCGCCAGAATATCGCCCGGAGATACCACCTGCGTTTTGGTTCATAGTTCCGGTAGAGTAGCAATTCGCGATAGTCGCCGCGCCGGTGGATTGACCGGTAATACCGCCACCGTATGCTCCAATGAATCCAGTAGACCAGCACGACTCGCAACTCAACGCACCTGCGGTAGATGGCGAATTCGCGCCGATGATACCGCCACCAGTTTGACCGATAACTCCCGCCGAAGAGCAACTCACACATTTTACTGGGCCGGCGTATTGACCGACGATTCCACCGCATCCAACGCCTGTATCTCCCGTGGAATGACAGTTCAGAAGAATCGCACTGGACGCAGTGGTCCCCTTACCGAAATACGCTTGTGCTACCCAACCGCCACTATTCACGAGGGTCGCGCCATTGGTTGCGCGGACTTCCAGATTCGTGATGTAAATCGTGTTATAGCCACTTACACCGCTATTTCCATTCTGAATAAGACCCGGATACTCAGTTATACCGTCTATCGTGATAATGGGCCGTGTTCCATCTAACTTCAATGTTCTAGAACCAAATTGAATGTTTTCCGAGCCGCAAATAAAATAACCATATTGTCCGCCAACACCGGATGAATCCAGTGTTATATCGGTGACAAATTCAATATTTAATAATCCCAATGATATATCGGTATTTACGATAGAACAAGTCCAATAAATTTCATACCACGAATTCATATCAACACTATAATCAAGTTGTTGGCCAACTGCGGTTTGTCGTATATAGACAGTGGTTCCGCCTGGAAGGGCAATAGTAGGAGTAGGGTTGGCGCCTACAGGAAAGCCCGTCTCACTGATTGGACCGAGTAGAAGACGCGGCTCGGAGTCTGCGTCAGTTCCGACCGTTTCGTGAGAGACCCCCTCGGAGAATATATAACCGTATCCACGGCGGATAGGGTACATAACGCCATCTACTACAAGGTCACCAACACTGTCTGTTAAATATACTAAATGTGTATGTGTAAACCCCGAAATACCCGTGTCGTGGTGCGCGGGCGTATCTCCTTTCACCCACCGCATCGGAATTGCCGTAATATGTGATAACTTGAGCCCCATACCCGCAAACAGTTCTGAACGAATCATTGGTGTAAGCGGAACGGTAAACTGTTCGGATACGGACGACGACGACGACGACGACGCTTTTGCGTTCACGCGCGCTTTTGCGCCGACAACCTCCTCACGCGAGAGAAGATAGCCGATTGTCTCATTTGACAGAATATTGACGTATTGTCCTTCCATAAGAATATAATATATACATATACGAATATATTATACAATTCACGCCGTAGCATCAATCTTCACCCAGGACGACGACGACTCCGGGCACAAATCTCGCGTATCGTGTGACACGCCTGGTCCGAACCAGACACTTGGATAACAAACGACCTTCTCCGGGTTCGCATTAAAATACGCACCCCACCAACTAAATGTGCTATTCGCGATGATATTATGGTCGCAAACACTCATTAAAAGCATCTGTTGCCAATCCGCGATAGTGTCGCGAACAAAATGAAATTGGATATCGCGCCCGTATGCTGGACCATTGACGTCTGTTGATATACGATGTTTTAATTCGGCGATGTGCTTGACAACGAGTTCCTTGTCGCATGGTTCATAGAAGACGAGGATTGAATACGACTTCGGCGATGAATCCGAGGCCGCCGAAGGTGCCGTGGCAACAATATGCGAAATGGCGCGATAATAATAGTCTACCGTCATCACAGGATGAATATGTAAATTCAGCACCGAGTCACCAATCCGGAAATGGATGCTTACTAATTCGCGACGCATCTTATCCTGAGATGAACATTCATTACGATAATAATCGTGACCCCATGTTTCGTTTTCATAGAGTTGCCTTATCCATGTTTGTTGTTCCTTTAGTTGTATCATTTCACATATCTCTCTGTATTTATCTACGAAATATCGCTCACTCTGGAAATAACCGTGAAGACGCAACGGTTTCGGATATTTCACAGTTTCAGACGGAAGGGCTGTATAATGAAACCCGAGTTCATCCCATCGCGGTAAAGACTGAAACATTTTATCGGTCACGGAATTACTAGGTGTGAGATATCGGCGTAATCCGCGCAGTATTGTGCTCCAATGTGTATACCGAGGATGCCCGGGGTGACCAGATAATTCCTGTTGTTGCATAAAAAAGAATGTATCGTTATTGCGAAGGGCTGTCGCGATGACTGTAAATATTTGGAAAAGCTGGTTCCCTAATCCGCCCATAATTGTAGCCGTTATCATAACACCCGACGATATATAGAATACAAACAACTCGGTTTAAGTTTGTATTATAAGAGAAAGTCCCGGAATACCAGTATCATGTTGTTTATTGTGAAAATGGTGTAAATGAAACATTTACATATAAGATTTTTAGGTATATTACTTTGAATATTATATAAAAACGAACGATATAGACAATATAGAATAGAATGCTTCGTAAATTCTCCGATATAAAGCACGCGATTTACATCAATTTGGATTCGCGATTTGACCGTCGTAAATTATTTGAAGAGCAATTTGAAGAACTTCAAACACGGTACCCGCAGGATTTTGGATTTACTCCAGTTCCGCGGTTTTCCGCCATCAAAGATGATAATAACGGTGCGATTGGGTGCACCAAAAGCCATATTGAATGTCTTCGTATCGCGAAGAATAACGGCTGGGACCATGTTCTCATTTTTGAAGACGATGCGCACTTTATTCATCCGGAAGTATTAATTCATCAAGTATCGTCCTTTCTCTCGCGGTTTCGCGATGATTGGGACGTTGTATTATTTTCCGGGAATAATTATCCGCCGTTCAAAATAGAAGCACCTGACTGTTTTCGGGTGGCGAATTGCCAGACAGCTGGATGTTATCTCGTATGTAGTCGTTATTATGACACTTTGTTACGCAATTTTGAAGAAGGGTTGGCAGGGTTCATTGCGAATCCTGGTAATGCGCAAACGTATGCGTGTGACGCGTATTGGAAACAGCTTCAACGGGTTGACCGATGGTATCTTATCACACCTCTTTGTGTCATCCAGCGGGCAAGTTATAGTGATATTGAGAAAAGGGAAGTGAATTACGAGAAAATGATGACGGATCTTGTGAAACGACCGCCGCCGATGCGAAGGCGGTGACGAGCGTAGCCTTGTTTAGCTGTCCGTCAAATACTGGTCTACGACCCACCACGCAAAATCCCGGTCACTCGGGTAATGATGTCCGGTCATTATGCGGATATTCGCACACTTGGTCGCGACCTCCATCACCGCCTGGGTTTTGGCGGGAAATTTCCGTGCGAGTATTTTCGCTAAATAATAGGTTTGAACAGCGTGCCCCGATGGATAAGCTGGCGTTGCTGCGGAGTCTGAACGTAAGAGCGTTCCATTCGCCTCATTGATGATTTCGGGTGCGATTTGTGCGGGTCGGGCGCGATTATAGAACCATTTCAGCATTTTGGTGATGAACATCACGCGGGTATGTGTCATAATGTGGTGCATTTCCACGATAGACATTTCGTCGGGTGTAATCACTGGTGTAAATGCTGCGGCGGGATTCATATCTGTAAGTCGGAAGAATGCGACGTCGCTCGGCATTCGCTTCATAATATATTCAGTGACGACGGTATGAACTTCCGTGCGGCTGTCTGGGAATGCTTTACCAAAACCTGATATTGTGATATTGAACGACGGATACCACCAATAATATCGTGTCGGTTGGACGAGAAGAACGATAATATATGTAATTGCTAAAGCTACGAAAATACGGAAACGGTCTGGGTCGCGTTCTACGATATTGTAATGATAAGAGCTAAAGCGCTCACGGAGTTCGGATACTGCGCCGCTTTCTTTTTTGGGTGGTGGCGGCATTCCTATCCACGAACGAAATTGGTTGATTCCTGGTAAAATCATCATTGTGGTAATATATACTAGTTGAAGCATATATTACAAGGAATGAAATGACGGAATCACGGAATCACGCGTGATATTTAGACGCGCAGAGGGGTGGGGAAGCCGACGAGGTTGGCACCGATACCGAAGCCGGCACCAGTCCTGGCGGAAACGGCCAAACTAGGGACATACGTATCCAGAATGCTGAAGGTGGCCGCAGCGGTCAGAGCAATAAGGGCAACCTCATCAAACGACAAACTGCGTTTGGGGATGGCGTAAGCGGCGATAGCCACCATAACACCCTCCACTAAATACTTAATGGTTCTCTTGACGAGTTCGCCTAAATCAAAAACTCCGGACATTGTGTTTATTTATTATAAATAATGTCAAGAAATTAATATTTACAATGATTGTGCGTTAAAACACTTAAACAACTATAACATATTATATTATACATCATTCCATTCGGCTCCATTCCATTCGGCTCCATTTCATTCGGCTCCATTTCATTCCGCGATGTCCACCCCACTCCCCCCTTCCGGTGTTGAACTCAAGCACACCAAAACCGGTGATGTCAATCCTAAATATATTGATTTGTTAGAGGAAGACAAGCCTATCGCAGGTCAGAAGTTTGCGTGCTTGTCGTTCGTTTCCCCAGAATCCATTTTGAAACAGAAGGACCATTTCCTTTTTGAGAAGTTTCTTCATTATTGGGACTATCAAAAGTCAATGGAGAAGTTCATCCAGTTTCTTAACTTTGTGTCCTTTAAGCATCACGTGAATTTTGATAAATTGACGGCGGACTTTCAGGAATTTGCTAAAGAAGAGAAAGAAATACTCCAGAAGACAAATATTTATGACGAGTATAAGACCTTTTTGGATAAGCACGAGGATGACCTTGAGACCGAATTCAATGAGAAGCATAACTTCCAGACGAGTGTGCGCGGTTTGAAAGTGCGCGGCGTCTTTGGTTCACAGAAGGAGGCAGAGTTGCGTTGCCAGATGTTGCGCGAAGTGGACCCGAATCACGATGTATTTGTCGGACCGGTCGGTTTGTGGGTGCCATTTCACCCTGACGCGTATAAGACTGGTCGTGTTGAGTATATGGAGGAGACCTTGAATCAGTTGATGGCCGAGAAGAAGAAGAACGAGGAACAGGCTAAGAACGAGTTTGACAAGCGTGTCAAGGATACGAAGGCAAAGGCGATTCAAGAGAATATGAAGTTGGCGAAGGAGAGCGGCAATAAGTTGACGCAAATGTTGGCGAAGGATGGCGAGACATTGGTGGATGCGAAGCCGAAGGAAACGAGCGGAGCGAGTGCGAGCGAGGGTGTTGGTGGCGGTATTTGGAATGCTGGTGATGAGACCGCGTCTGTGACGATGACTGTGGAAGAGATGCGCAAGGAACTGTTTGAGAGCGAGGACGTTGTTATGGATAAGAAGACAGACCACGGCTTGTCGCGACTGACGGGGGCTGAGGAATAAGTATTTGAATTATACTGACCCACAAAAATGTTGATTATTATTACTGAGTGTAATACGGTGTAACGAATAGATTAAACCGCGACACAGTAATAATAATCCTTGAAGACTGTTTTGTCTTTGACACTGCGGCTCATTTTGGCGGTGGAGAATCCTTCCTCGGCTGCGGCTTTCGCAATCGTATTCCACGTTTTGAGGATTTGGTTGGAATTTACCAACCGCTTTTCCACCTTCTTGCCTGTGGTTGAAAGTTGGACGCCGATGATTGGATTTGCGCCTTGTTCTTGGACCGCGTTCTGTTTGAGAGAATAATAACTCTCTTTCAGAGAAAGACCGTAATAGCCTTCATTCGCGGTTTCAACCCAAATCGTCGCCTTCAATGCGTTAGGACACGCATTCAAATACGTCTTCAGGTTCTTCAAATCGGTTTCATTGGGGGTCTGTCCAACGGAGATTTTCCATTGCTGATATTCTTTCAGGAGTGTTGAATTCAGGATTTTGCCACGGTCGGAGAATTGGCAGCACTGGAAAATAAAGGTTTCCACGCTGAATTGGGCTGGGTTTTCAGCCTCGTTTGCGATGACCTTCTTATATTCTACTGTCTTCAATTTGATACCCTGATAGCCGTGAATACAGCCGATACGTTTGGGTTTGAATTTGACGTCCATATAATGTTTCAATGCGTGGAAGGTTTCTTTCGCTGGTTTCGTATGTGACCAAAGACGAAAACGCCCTTCAAGGTTCACGGATTCCTCTTCCACATCGGGGCGCACAATACAGCAGGTTGCGACGAATTCGTCGAACTTTTGTGTGAGTTCATTATCGGGGAGAAGAATGTGTTGGGTGAATGGAGAATCATTCTCAGTCGCGACGACTTGAAGCGCCTGTGACTGTTGCGCGGTCTTCTCGAGGAGTTCATTGTTCGCAAGTGTGAGGTTGTGGATGGCCTTGTTTTTTGATTCAAGGTCACTGACGAGTTTCGCATTCTCGGCCTCCAATTCTTGATTTCGTTGAAGGATACGGTTGAAATTTTCCACATTATACATTCTAGAGTGAATAATGTCTTCAATATGCTTTGTAAGGCGCGCAATTGTGAAATTGGTGCTATCATATGCGATGATTTCAGTTTTGTTTTTACCGGCGACTTCAATGGTGCGAAGTTGACGCTTGATTTTGGGATGGTCTTTGATGTAGTTCTCAATTTCGACTTTGTTATGGACTCTGAATGCTGCGGCGAGGATGAAGTTCGTGTATTTCTTATGATGGTCGGCGACGCGGTTGGCGAGGTTATTGGTATGGCCAAACTTGATGAGTTTTTCGTTCTCGGCGTTGGTGTTGTCGATGGTGCCGAAATAAATACACTCGGTGTTAACTGGGAACTGTTTGATAAGGGTTTCTTGAATTGCGCGTTTCTTTTCTTGGGTGAGGGTGATGGTGGCTTGGTTGAGGGTGCTGATGACTTCGTTCTTTTGTTCGAGTTGTGCGCGGAGTTCGCTGCTTTCAGAATCGAGGATTTGATGAAGTAGGTCTTCTAATGATACATAATAGTTGTGGATTTCACCGGCTTTCTTGGTCTGTGCTTTAAGGCAGAGAAGTTTAAAGCAACGAATCGTAAGTTTGATGGTTTGTTTGTTTTGGCCGCCATTCTTTGGTTTAGATAGAACTGATGATTCAGATGGTTGTTCTTCGTCACTGCCACCTGATTGTTGGTCTTGTTTTGATTTTTTAAATTCAGGAATTGACACAGTATAATCTACGTTGAGTTTGAAGTTGGATTCAATCAATAATCGTGCTGCAACCTTTTGCGTGAATCCCAACCATTTCCATACATCATCCAGGTCAACGACAAAGTCGGTATTCTTATCATAATTAAGGTAACAATAAAAACTACTGACAAACAATTGTTGCTCGAATGTGCTGAAGTTTTCTTGGATTTTTTCAAGTAGAACATTGTTGTATGTTTGTGACAACTTTGTAATCGGATTTTTTTCAATCAGTTCAACGATGTTGAGTGTAGTAGCAGAGGCGGCGCAGGCAGAAGAAGCGGTGGACATCGTTATGAGCGTATGTTATACTATGTATATACGGATGTCTTTAAGTTGTTTTCGCTTTAGAATTATAAACCGCATTTTATGAAAACGCTTTTTCATAAAATTGAACAATTGTTTATCTGAACTCTAATATATAATACACTATCTTTACATTATGCCCGAGTTCACGCGCGATTTGGATGAGTCATTGTCTTGTTTTCAGACATCAAAATACAATTTAATAAGACACTTGGAAAGGAACTACCGAGAGAATATCCATTATACGAAGTCACAATTGAAAGTTGTCAATGAAACAAAAAAACAGAATGGCGGACAAAACCGTATCGTATATATGCTTACAGAAGAAGCGTTTGAACTCTTCAAGAACTCATTTAACTTCAGAAACAAATACATTGTGGACGCATCACAACAACTCCAAGTTGTCAGATTTCCGATGTGTATTGAATCGCAGACTATTGGGTTTATTGAAAACGCGTATCGCGGTTTACGTGCGATGTCGCGTCAGTTTCAGGTTGGTGCTTATCGGGTCGACTTGTGCTTTACAGACGAGTTGATTGTCGTGGAATGCGACGAATACGGGCATCGCGATAGAACTGCGGTGGATGAACTGGCGAGAGAAGAGTTCATAAAAAATCAAGGTTACGCAATGATTCGCTATAATCCGAACGAAGCAGGGTTTGATTTGTCTGATGTGTTGAATCGGATAAACAGGCGGTTAATGATGCTTTTATAAATCAAAAGCGGATTTTATAAAAACGATGGTCGGAATATGGTCGCTTTTAGATTTGAAAAGTGATATTTATGAAAGAAACGGCAAAATGATTCTTGCTTTTATAAACGAAAAGCAAGAATAATGATTAAAATGCTAATTTCGGCAAACCGCTTTGGGATATACCAAAGCGGTTTCTATTTAATGCTAATTTCGGAAAACCGCTCTCGCCAATTCGTGAGCAACTTCCCATCACCACTTACTCTTCTTTACATTAATCTTCGGTCCCTTGCTATTTTTCGCTGCATTTGGGTCATACGACTGCTCTCCTTCGTCGTCAGAACCGAGATTCTTGGAGATTTCCCAGAATTCCTTACTGCCCAGCTTGAATGGCCCGTGCTGTTGTGCCTTATACCAGAAGATTTGGTCTTGTAATTTGTTCGATTTCGCGTTATTATTGATGACCAAACACTCATAATTCTCGGTGCACTGGTCCATGACCTGACAAAAGCTCTCAAAAGTGGGGAACATGCCCGCATAATTGTCGTAGATTCGCTTACGATTCGCAATATATGGCTCGCGGAGAATAAAAACATAGTCGATATTCGTGCGGAGATTTGGAGGGATACCAAG